CATCAGATAAGCGCACGGCAGAGATGGAAGCCGAGGCCGGCGATACGGTCTGGATCATCTCTTCTGAATGTCCTGAGGCATTAGAGACGCTTCCAATCCTGATGCGCAACGTCAAGGACTTAGACGACATTGTAAAGACGGACAAGGGGCAGGCAGTGCTTGCCATGGACGTTGCAGATGACCTTCGCTATGGGCTGCAGTCAATGCTTGGGTCCGGACGTAAGCCTGAGAAGGTAAAGCACGGTGAAGAGCTAGCCGCGATGTACCGGGAAACGGGCTATTCGCAGGAAATGATGATGAAAGAGATTAGCTTTCGGGCGATGCAGAATAAGGGGCAGTTTACGGTTAGCGGGAGGCGTCGATGAGCGGTGAATTGTATGAAGTTGGGGGCAAGACAATATTCCCCATCATGGAGCTCAAAGAGGGCCGCGATCCAAACGTATTCACGAATTACTATCCCGAGGCTTGTGATGTAACCGGATATTGCTCCTTTGCCGTCCCAGAAGACGAGCAAGCATGGGCGAGGTTGTTAGGTAAGGGAGACGCGCGCGGGCTCCCGCAAATCCACCGCACCAAAGAAGAGTATGAGGCGCAGCGATGAGTTCAGGGTTTTTCTTTGGCGTGTTGGTTGGATGGACATTGGGTCTCTGGTTCAGGGGCTGGATGTTGAAGGCTAAGTCGGCAGACGAACCAGATGAGCCAAGCGCACTCGATAGCCTAGACCTAACGCCGCGACATCCGGGCGGCGCAATGGTAAATCTTGACGGTGGAGAGATGGGAAGAGGCCCAGCGCCCCGAGTGGACTTCGCAGTAACCGGCACACCACGGCACATCCCCTGGAGCCGTCGCAAGAAGGAACTAGAGCAAGCCGCACGACAGAAGCGCAGGCAGTTGGAGTCCCTCCGGGAGGAAGCATGAACAATCTGAAGCCGATCATGAAAGAGACAATCGCAGTGCAGAAGCCGGGCTTGCTGAAGAAGAAGCCATTTGGCAAGACGGCGCCCGCTGCGCCCAAAGTTCCGAACCTGATGCAGAGGTTGACGGGCAAGTGAGCGTCCAATCGATATCTAAACATCTTCATTGCTCGAGTCCTGAATTCTTACTGTCATGGGATAAAGAGCTCCGTTCCCTTGTTCGCGTTCCGATAACCCAGGAGGTCGCGATGCGCGCGGCGAAGGCCTTTGTCTCGGGACGCTCTGCGGCCTATACGGCCCGGACGATAAACAGGGCAGCCCTGTGACCATGACGCAGTGGAACGACAGGCTGCAGGACAAGGTATTCGGCTACCAGACCGTGACTGAGGCTGTGTTCGCTCGCCAATGCTTTGACCAGGGGCTGTCAGTGAATAAGACGCAGAGAGCTATCGAAGATATGCGCAAGGGTTCCAATTGATGACACCAATAGACGTGGCACTGATGCTCGAAGAGCGCAAAGAGAAGGTCTACGAATCTCCGAACATTGCACCGCCTGGGTTTATTTCTCTCGCTGGCGCAGGACAGAAGGTCTTCAGGCTGTATGGCGACTCCAGCGAGACGGGGATCTTCTACATTGTTGGTGATAAGGCTAACGATGGAACGCAAAAGGTATGGGGAGTGGGATTCAATGACCGGACAACCAAAGAAGAGATCGAGGCCGAGATACTAAAGGGCCGAGAGTTCGTCAATTGAGCTATACCGAAACCGCTGTCGAGGAGCCTGTAGACGGCCAAGCGCAAGCCTCTCTTGATGACGATGAAGCACTGCAGAACGAGGTGCTGTCAAAGATCAAGACAGCCAACCAAAAGGGCAAGCAGAACCGCATGGCTGAGGTTTGCAATGCGCGCGATGGAAGGCTGTACGTCAAGGGCATTCAGCAGTTCTATTGGAGTGAAGACAGAGAAGACGTGATCTTTGGGGATGAGGAAGATTCTCCCTATGATCGAACCTTTAACGTCATTCAGGGCTATGCAAAGATGTTCATCTCCACCTTCATGGGAGCGCGCCCCAAGGTTAGAGCTGAGGCAGATGATCCTTTTGATTCGGTAAGCGTAAGGAACACATCAAAGGCTCAGACCTATGAGCGCATCTACCGCAAGCACAACGACACGCCGACCCAGCAATTAGAGTCGAGTCGGTTGATGTTCACTGACGGCCGCGTGGTCACCCGCACCGAGCAGAGAGACGGCAAGGAGATAACAACCTTCTGGGGCGTGCTCGAGTCCCGGTTGCCGACCACGGCCAAGGATGACATTGAAGTCCCGCTAAAGAATTGCGCACTGATCGAACTTGAAGACGAGTATCCCATCGTTCAGTTGAAGCGGGATTACGGCGACAAGAAAGACTCCAAGGGCAACGACCTCCGCAAGAAGATCAACAGCGGGAATGGCGACAGCTACGAACGTAATGCGCGCAACGCGGTAAAGCGGCAGGCTGGCACTGATACAAGCATCGATGTGATGAGCGGCGAAGACTCTTACGGGTTTGGCACAAAGACCTGGAGCTACATGCGGCCGGAGTTCTTTGAGGAGTTTCAGGAGGCTAGCCGCAAGCAGTTGCAGGATGCGTACCCCGATGGTTTGTGCGTTGTCCATACCGGAGATGTCTACCTTGAGAGCTACCCTATTGCTCCTGATACCTGCCTGGATGTGATTCACGCATTACCGGGTGACGGTCAGAGCCGCGGAAGTATTGGTCAGTCTGCGATGGCATTGCAGGACTCGGCAAATACCGGGCAGAACCTGATTGAGGAGATGTTCGATCACGGCATCCCGACTACGTATTGGGATACAAAGTCAGACATTGACGGCCTGAACAAGCAGCGAGAGATGCCGGGTGCGAGTCGTAAAGCAACCGGATCTTCTGGATATCCGCTAGCCAACATGTTCTATCAGACGCAGCCTATAAATCCTCCACAGCAGCTCATCGAATACGTGGAGAACGTAAAGGGTCCGCAATCACAGTTTGCTACGGCCATGCAGCCGGCACTGAATGGGTCAGAGATGGCCGACCAGAAGACAGCCCATGGTTATGCTCAGGCTCGATCCATGGCTTTGGGTCAAATGGCTATTGTCTGGAAGCCTTACACCGCATGGAATGCACGCGAGATGACCCGCGCAGTAAAGATGGCTTCCGCGGGTACGGATGAAATCAAGACGACCCTGCCGGCGCAGCGGAGAGGTGGGAAGCCTGAAGCTACCAGACTTCTTCCCGGCGATCTAATGGGCCTTGGGTTCACGAATGAATCAGATGAGAACTTCCCTGAGACGTGGACGGAGAAGTCCAACAAGTTCACGACACTGCTTGCGATGGGTGGCCAGTTAGGCCCTGATTTCGTTGACGAACTGCTGGAAGATGAGCCGGACAATCTCTACCTTGCGAAGCAGATGTGGGGGCTAGAGGACCTTGTTATTCCGGGTGAAGACTTACGCAACAATGTGTTGGCGGATATTGCTTCGATGGAGCATGACCCCACGCAGCCCGATCCAAGCCAGATGCCAGAGCAAGCGTTTCCTGGGATGGGCCAAGCGGCTCCCGCACCTCCTCTGGTAAGCCCGATTCAGATCGATACGGAATACCTGGAAGACAAGGATTACGCAATCGGCTGGAAGACGGTGAAGCGCTGGGTCCAGTCATCTACCGGGCAGGAAGCCAAGATCAGTAACCCTAACTGGTGGCAGAACGTAAGACTCTACGGATTGCAGTACAAGCAGGGGATGCAGGCAGCAGAACAGGCCAAAGTGCCTCCACCGTTACCGCCTGACCTGCCCAAGGTAGCTATTCCTTATGACTCACTGCCGACTACGGGCAAGATTCAGGCTGCAAGTAAGGCTGGCATTTCAATCACCGATGCAGACATTGCAACAGTACCTCCACCGACTACAGGAGCAGCATAGATGCCAGAAGAAGCCGTACTTGAAGCGCCCGCAGAGCTTGAAGCGCCAGCGGATGACCTCGGAGAGTCGAGTGAAGTTGAGCAGCCTGAAGGTGAAGTATCCAACATCGGTGACGAGATTGAAACCGAAGGCGATGAAGAGGCCGCTGAAGGCGAAGAGGGAGATACGCCTGAAGAGACAAAAGAAGAAATAGCAGCAGATGGCCGCAAGATGCCGGATGGTCTCAAGAAGGCCATTGCATCACTGAAGGCGACAAGCCCAGAGCAGGCCAAAGCCATCAAAGGGCTTTACTACTCAGAGCAGGCGTACCGCGAAGTCTTTGCGAAGCCGGAAGAGGCTATTGCGGCCAAGACGCTGATCGAAGAGGTTGGCGGGGCTGAAGGCATTCAGCAGATCCACTCTGAACGTGAAGAGTGGCAGCAGCTGGACAAGCAATATGCAGAAGGCTCTGGAGACTTCATCAAGTCCATCGCCGAGAGTAACCCTGATGCGTTTGTGAAGATGGCGCCTCAGGCTATCAATGAGTGGGCAACCAGATCGCCTGAGCAGTATGGATATTTCGCCAATTCGGTTGCCGTGAATACGATCATGCAGCAGCCGGGGGTAGAAGCTGGACTACAGACTCTCAGCCAGCTTCATGCACAGCTCGCGGACGCACCATGGGCACAGGCCGCTATTGCTTCCGTGGTTAATGGCATCGTCGGGCTGAAAGAGAAGGCCTCAGCATTCGAGCAGAAGCGCAGCAGTGTGGATCCCGAGCGCGAGAAGTTCAAGCAGGAGAAGACGCAGTTTGAGACGCAGCGCCGCGCAGACTTTGAGGGCAGGGTAGCTTCTCAGGCTGAGAGCTTCCTGAAAGAGAAGATGCAGCCCGAGATTGATCGCATTCTTGCCGGCCGCAAGATTGATGACGTGGTGATGCAGGACTACCGCGACAAGATTGAGGCCAAGGTCCAGAAGATGATGGGAGAGATACCCGGATTCGAAGCCAAGCTCGAGGCACACTACCGCACTGGCGATGAAAAGAAGTCTGCGGAGTACATCCAGGCCCAGTACAACCGTTTACTTCCTGAAGCGGCTAAGGTCATCACGCCCTTTGTGAAGAACATAGCACCGGGCAAGCCAGTACCTAAGCCGGGGACGGTAGCAACTCCCGGCAAACCAGCGTCTGCCGGCGAAGTAGTTCTCAAGGACATGCCCGACAATAGCTCCTTCGATTGGAGCAAGACGACCGTAGCTGACGTCATTCAGGGCCACGGCATCCTCAAGAATGGCAAGAAAGCGAGTGGATGGTTATGAGTTTCGATCCCGAGAGCATAGAGCTTTACAGTAATGGCCTTCAGATGGGACGCGGGACGGCTCCCATTGATCCCGCTGGAACTTACGTTGCGCGTGGCATCATGAAGCCAGTGTATGTACTCGCTTCCGACTACCGCCAACTTTTAGAGCTTTACCGCGATCTGCTACGCGAAGCGCGATAGCCCAAGTTTCGTCACAACCTAACGAGTGATTGGGGGAGCGTATACCCCTGCCGAGAGGCGAAAACGTGCATCGCTCAATAGCGCGTGACACAACACTGCAACAAATGATTTTCGCTGCAACGGTCTTACACAGCACTACCCAGGCTGCGCTTCGGCGGGAGGGGTGACCTGCAAGCACTTAGGTGTTTCGCATGGCTGCTACAAATACTTCAAACGTAATTGGTCTTCAAAAAGAGAAGGTTCTCAGTAACCTTCCTAAGTTGTTCCTCATGGGCGAGGATAAGATCTTCACCCAGATTATGAGGAACGGTGGGCTTGGGTCCGTTCCGGTCTCCAAGCGTTCTTTGCGCATCCCGCTCCAGGTTGCCCCTGGTGGCAAAGGTCGGGTTGCCAACTTCGATGGTGGCACGCTTGGCCGTGGTGGTTCGATCAACACCGTTCCGGGCTTTGTATCCACGAAAGGCTTTGTCTGGGCTCTCGAGTCCACGACCGAAGCTTATTGGGGTACGGACGGCGGCGATCGGGCGATTGCTTCGCTCAACGCTCTCGAGCAGGCGCAGCAGATGGAGAACTTCAAGCAGTTTTTGGATTCTCTCTTCTTCGCGTCGAACGGCGTGCTGGGTGTTATCTCGGTCATTTCGACCCTGATCCTCACTGTCGTCAATGCCAACCAGTTCTACATTGGTCAGGATGTTGATGTCGTCTCGGCTCTGGGTGGCACGGTTCGCGGCACCATTACGGTTGCGGCTGTCGATGCCAACAACAAGCAGATCACGGCTTCGGCCGCTCTGCCTGCTGGCACGGTGGTTGGCGACCTGCTGATGGTGAATGGAACCGGTGGAGTCGCCGGCGCCTCGCTCTCGAGCATCTACGACTATCACGTTTCGGCCAACACCGGAACAGTTCTTACCCTCGCCCGCGCAACCTATCCGGGACAGCTCAACATCTCTGCCATCGCCGGCAGTGGTGCGCTGACGCCGGTTATGGTTCGTGTCATCCTGCAGCTCTCCATTCGCAAGATTGGCACGAACAACTCGACGCTGCTGAATTCCCTCAAGTTCATTGTGGGTGTTGAGCAGGCTGCAGCGTGGGAAGCGGCTGGCGTAACCATCTCGCAAATCTTCCGTCCACAGTCTGGCCAGGGGCTCAAGACCTTCGATGGTCTCCCCGGCACCACGCCTGACACGATGGCAGGCCGCGAGCTGATTACCCAGCTTCACGGCGACCCAACCCGCGTCGATTCCATCCTCATGAAGAACTGGGGCTTGGCAACGACTAAGGCGCTTGGGCCGTACTCGCCTCCGGGCTCCTCGCAGACTGTCTTCCCGGTCATCTCGACCTCTGACGGTTCGGTGGTTGCTTCGAACCTGAAGTACTGGGCACTTGAGGCTGATGTGTTCTGCATCAACCCCGCTCAGGAGTCGGCAATTACTGCATTGACCATTCCTGCCAACCTGTAACCCGAAGGGGCTAGCTAACCACTAGCCCCTTTTTCAAAGGATAACTATGGATCGCATCCCGCTCCTGTCTGGAAAGACTACGCCCAGCTTCGCCGACAAGATACTCGGTGCCTTTGGGAACAATCCACACGGAGAGCCGCTGTATCGACTTATCTGGTCAGAACGGAAACAGATTTGGTTTATGGGGGAGATTGCCCCCGAATACATCTACCTCGACCCACCGCGCTGGATTCTGGAAGTGTGGTTATCGCCAGAGGATGATGCTGGGCCGCGGGCGGCATGGAACTCCGTAATGGAGGCCCTGAGCGGACCTTATCCGAGCAAAGGAACTTACAACTATGCGATGGGGTTTGAGCCCGACTGGCAACCCACAGAGGGCATCATTCAGACATTGGCGGCCGGGCTCAGGATGTCAAAGGGCCATTCGCTGGAAGAGCGAGTCAAGGCTATCCGCGAGGCCTTGGAAGAGAAGGCCAAACTGAAGCGCGAGGAAGTGGCAAGCACGATTGTTGAGTCCTT